ACCGAACTTCATCCAGCTGGCCGAGGCGAGAATGTCCCGCGAGTTGGAAACCCGCGAGCAGGAAAAGCGTAGCACCGCAACGCTTACTGCGGGCGATGAGTATATTGCACTGCCGACAGACTTGCGCGAGGTGCGTGAGGTAAAGCTGAACACCAACCCAGTCAAGGTTCTGTCCTATCACAGCCCGACTAGCTTGGATTCATCTTACGGCTCAACTGGTCAGGGCAAGCCGGAAGGCTTCAGCATTGTAGGGCGCGAGATGAAGATGCGGCCCATTCCAGATTCAGCCTACACGGCTGAGATTATCTATGTTGGCAGCCTTGATGCAATATCAGACATAAGCACCCCCACACTGTTCACACGGTCGCCCGACCTATATTTGTATGGTGCTTTGGCAGAGGCGTATGCCTATCTGCTGGATGAGGGCCGCGCATCTCAGTATGATGCGAAGTTTTCGAGGGGTTTGGAGGAAGTAAAAGTTGACGAGCAGCGAGCGCATTACGGCACTGGCTCACTGCAAATCAAATCCATTTATTCACGACAAAACTCAGCAGCGGAGAGTTAAACAATGTCAGCAATGTCCGACTACCTTGAGAACGAGATTCTCGACCACATTCTGGGGACTGGTTCATACACAGCACCGACAACTGTGTATGTTGGCCTGTCCACCGGGTCTTTCGCAGATGACAACTCCGGCACAGAACTGTCCGGCAGCGGTTATGCTCGCGTTTCAGCTACCTTCAGCGCAGCAGCGTCAGGCACGACCAGCAACTCAGCAGCTATCGAGTTTCCGGCAGCTACTGGCAGTTGGGGGACTGTGAGCCACTTCGGCATCTTTGACGCATCCTCAGCGGGCAACTTGCTCATTCACGGTGCTTTCACAGCGTCTAAGACGATTGCCTCTGGCGATATTTTGAAGATTAGCGCTGGCGACTTGGATGTCTCAGCAGACTGAGGCTTGTAATGGCAACTTTGGAGCAACTGGATAGCTGGGGCAGTATGGATGCCCTAGACAGCTATGGAACGCTGGAGCAGCTAGATAATCTTACGCTGCATGAGGCTACCTCCGCTGTGTCCATTGCTGCCACTGTCACCTCAGTCGTTCAGAGGATTTTGGGCTTCACTGCCTCCGTCACTGGTGCTGCCGCCGTTTCCGCTACGGCTGCATTTATAGCCCGGATGGTAGCGGCTGTTTCTGTGGCTATAACCGAGACAACTGCGGCTACCCGCGTGAGAACGGTAGCCTCCTCTGTATCCGCCGCCATCACGGCAACCTCAATAGCAAACCTTGTTGTTGTCATTGCAGGCGCGGCTACAGCAGCCATAACAGCTACAGGGGCTATTGTAGCTACTTTTGTAATGGCTGGTGCTTCCCTGCTCCGCGTATCGCAGGCTACCCGCATCAAGATTATTGGCGAGGATTGGTCAACTGTGGCGGATGAGGGCGAGACTTGGACAGACGAAACGGTAGGCTCTGAGACTTGGACGGATGCCACTGTTGGCGATGAAAGGTGGAACACGCAATGATTCAGTTTGGCGAGTGGCTGCCTGACCAGCCTGAAATTTCAAACCCCGGCGTTACAGTTGCCACCAATGTCATCCCGGCTGCTGCCGGGTATCGCTCTATGAAGAGCTTTGTGGAATACAGCAACGCGGCTGACAGCACCATCAAGGGCTTGTTCGCCGCCAAAGATGACAGCGGCAATGTGAAGCTGTTTGCTGGCGATGCAGCGAAACTGTATTTGCACAACTCAAGCACAAACAATCTTGATGACGCTTCAGCGGCTGCCACGACTTACTCGCTCACCGATAATGAGAAGTGGCGGTTTATCCAGTTTGGCGAATATGTCATTGCTGCTGGCGGTATTGGCGAGGAGCTACAGTCCTTTCAACTAGGCACGAGCAGCCAGTTTGCCAACCTGACAACGGCTGCCCCGAAGGCTGACTTTATTGCTGCTGTGCGCGATTTTGTTTGGGTGGCCAATATTGACGAAGGTTCTGGCCGCAAGCCGTTCCGCTGCTACTGGTCAGGCTTCAACGACATTACTGCGTGGACAGCCGGGACGGAGCAGTCTGACTTTCAGGACTTGCCGGACAGCGGTGCTATTACCGGGCTGGTCGGCGGTGAATACGCCACAATATTGGCTGAGAGAGCCATCTACCGGGCCGCTTATGCAGGCCCGCCGCTTATTTGGCAGTTCGACAAGGTTGAGAGCCAGAAGGGCTGTAAGGTTCCCGGCTCTGTCTGCAATATCGGCTCTATGGTGTTCTACCTGTCAGATGATGGCTTCTATGCGTTCAACGGACAAAGTTCCAGCCCGATTGGCTCTGAGAAGGTTAATAACTTTTTCTTGACAGACTTTGATTCCAACTATGATTACCGGATGACTAGCTCGGTTGACCCGCTAAATGAGGTGGCTATGTGGAGCTACACCTCGGTCAACTCACCCTCCGGCCAGCCAGACAGAATACTGATGTATAACTATGTGCTGAACCGCTGGTCTATAGCTGATATTGAGGCAGATTTGCTGGCTCCGTTATTCACGGCTGGCTATACGGTGGACAGCCTCGGTGATATTGCCACTTATGTGGATGACCTAAACCAGTCACTCGACAGCGCCTTTTACAAGGGCGGCCAGTATATTTTTGGCGGGGCATACGGCGCAAACATCTACACCTTTACGGGCAGTAACCTAACAGGCACAATAGAGACCTCTGAAGCCCCTCTGAGCGCAGGAAAGCACTCTATAGTCACTAGGGTATATCCCTACTATGAGGGCGGCTCTGTGAGCCTGCAAATCGGCACTAGAAACAATCAGGCGGACACGCATAGCTACGGCACAGCAGTCAGCCCGAACACTGACGGGTTTGCGCCGTTCCGGGTGCAGGGCCGCTATCACCGGGCCAAGATGACTATATCTGGTGCTTGGGACAAGGCTTTGGGAATAGATGTTGAGACGCGGGAGATTGGGCGCAGATGACGACCGACCAGCGGCAGACCAACTTCCGGGTATTGAACCCTATTACGGCCACCACCCGTGAGATTGCAGAGGTGTTAAACCGCACGATTAACGGCGGCCTGAATAGTATCGGCTATGTGACTTTGCCAGCGAATACGACAGAGACGACTGTTAGCGATGAACGCTATCACATTGAAACGCTGGTTTTCTTTACCCCTGTTGGGCATAACCCTTGGCATCACAATCCTTATGTGAAGGATACCAGCACTAACGGCACGATGATAATTGGACATGACAACTCAGGACATGAAGCAACATTCGCATACCTCCTTATTGGATAGCTTTGAGCATCTGGCGCATCATATCGAGGCTGCGCTGGAGTATGCTCACGGCAGCCACACCCTGCTCGATGTGCTGGATGCCATCAAGGAAAACCGCGCTCAGTTTTTTCCGTTGCGAAACTCTGCTATAGTGACGGAAATAGTGGATTATCCTCAGCGGTCGGTGTGCCGCATTTGGCTCGCGGGCGGCGATATGGACGAACTGCTGGAAGCCGAGAAGATGATAGCAAGATGGGCCAAGAAACTTGGCTGCACAGGAATGGAAATCATAGGACGCAAGGGCTGGGAAAGGCAGATGAAGGACTACAAGCCAGCCAGCGTAGTTTTAGTAAAGGATATTAGCGATGAGTAAAGGCGGCGGCAGCACTCGGACGATTTCATCGTCAACAATGGCTCCTGCGTATGCACAGCCATATTTGGAGTATGGCCTGTCACAAGCAAAACAGCTTTACGAAAGCCCCACCCCGGAATATTACCCGGACAGCACTGTGGTTGGTTTCAGCCCGCAGACACAGGCCGCACTCGCTGGCCTTGAGGCGTATGCACAGGGGCCGCAGCCGATTGTGGAGGCTACTCAGCAGGCCGTGATGCAGAACCTGATGGGAACCAACCCTCTGCAAGCAGCCGCCTTCCGCCCAGCGGTTGAGCAGGTTGAGGCACAGTTTGGTAAGGCAGGCCGCTACGGTTCCGGCTACCAGCAGGCGGCTGTGGCGCAGGCATTGGCTCCGGCAGCGTTGCAAGCACAGCAGGCCGCTATCGCACAAGCTCCGGCAGCGTTCCAGTTTGGGCAGGCCCCGTCTCAGCTTATGGCTCAGGTTGGCGCGGCTCAGGAGGCACAGCAGCAGGCACAACTGCAAGCGGATATTGACCGCTTCATGTTCGAGCAGATGCGGCCTCAGCAGAAGCTGGCAGAGTATATGGCTAGTGTTGCTGGCGGAACAGTTGGCTCACAGCAAATACAGCCTGTTTATCGCAACCCGGCTCTGGGCTTCCTGTCCGGCGGTTTGGCTGGTGGTCAGCTTGCTGGCACTTTGAAAGAGGCGGGCGCACTCGGCGGCATTAATCCGCTTGCCTTGATGGGGGCGGGCGCATTTTTTGGGGGTAGAGGCTAATGGCTAACGGTATTCCACTTCGTCCGGGTCTAATTCCGAGCTATGCACAGCGTCTGGGGCTTCTGGCCCAGCCGGGCGTTACAGTCGGCGACATTACTGGCAGGTCTGTTCAGCCGGGCCTTCCTGCTCGTGCTGGTGCTGTAGCAACATCTGTGGGACAGCCCGTTATGAGAGGCTCACAACCGCCGACCTTAATGCGCCGCGCAGCGCCGTTGCCGCCGATGCCTCTGGCTGCTGGTGCTATGCGTCAGGCTCAACGCGCCCCTATGGCCCCTGCCGCCCCCGCTGCTCAACCCGGTTTCCTTGAGCGCATAGCTGGAATTGACCCGACCTCCGCCGCTGGTCAGGCGTTGGGTGCAGCAGCCGCGACTGGTCTGCGAATGTCTGGCTATCAAACTCGCCCAATTACCACAGCCGAGGGCTTGGGCGCTATGATGGCGGCTGGGCAGAAGGCATTTCGTGAACAGAAGGCAGCAGAGCTTGGTCAAGCGGCCGCCGAAAGAGCCGAACAGCTTGAGCTTTTGAAGCTGGCCAAACCC